TAACAAGATTACTGTTCCAAGTTCATCTACAAGGATATCGGCAATCTGGTTATTTACGATATTATAGCCAATCTGGAATGGCTTCATTAAGTCTACAAGAGATGTAGATCTAGTATTTCTATCTGAGAATACAGATCCCTCTACAGGTAGCTTACAACCATACATAGTATCATCACCCTTAAATTGGAATTTAAGAGGTCCAATGTTATTGTTATTAATTCCTAAATAGATAGGATTGATACCACCGGGGTTATTAGTTCCCCAGTATGTGGGATGGTTTGGTCCAATCTTAACACCACCCCATACCTCATTAATCCAGATCCAGTCAATGTGTTCTCCAAATAAAAGATTCTGCTTACTCTTGTTCTTAAAGAGGTCAGTATTATAAAGAGGCTTATCTGTTACTGAGTATGACTCATCAACAATATCATTTGTTACCTCTCCAAAATCATCAATCTTGGTAAGGTGACCTACTTTTCTTTGTGACTTCCAGTAAACTGTAGTTACTCTAAGGAGGTTAGTCATACCCATATCAAAGTAATCCTCGCTATCTGCTAGGATCCAGTTTACAATATCTCCTCCACGAAGTGTATTATCCCACATAGAGGTATACTGACGATACCCCAATGACGGCATATTGGTATTCCAATCATGTGATTTAGTACCATCATAGTAAGTACCATCATTCTGATATCCTTGTAATGGGTAACCAGCAGAACGTACAGGGTAGATTTGTTCTAATGTTTCCATCTGTTCCTCAGTCATCAACCATCCATAACGGTCAATAACATCAGCAACAGTCATCATATCATACTTTCCAACCCATTGACCCTGAGATATATATCTTACATCAGGTGATTTATGGTAGAATGTAAGTACTGGATTCCAAAGTTCAATATCATAATCATCATCAAGCATTCTAAAATGCCAGAATTCCCTATCAGTAATGAGCATATCTCTGAATGCTCTTTCTTCTAGTTCATCCATTTTGAATCTTTCTACATCAACTGCATGCTGATGAGCAGCCCATTGTTCTGATAATGATCTGTAACTCTTGTCAAAAAATGCCTGAATCTCAGGAAGCTGTCTGATTGCTTCTGGTGATGTAGCCTGCTGATATTCTTCTGATTCAATGTCTACACCATCTTCAGCCAGGCGCATCATCAATTCACGTTCAGCATCATATACTAATGCCTGTTCTACTTCTTGTCTTTTTAATTCAAGGAGTTCGTTATATGAAATATCATCTACTGCTCTATAGGATACAGCACTTGATCTTTTGGCAAATTCAGCAACTAACGTATTAATTACATTAGGGATAATCGGATAGAATTTAAGTTCTAATGCAGATGCGTCTTCCTTGGTAAGGACTTCCATAAGATCTGCATACTCATTATCCTCCTCAATTATATAGTCACCCTTGTCTATAATACCTTTGGCAAGCTTGTAGTTCTTCATTAAACGTCTTGCATTTCTGCGTACATGCTGTAATCCCTTCCATTCAAGCCAGTCTAAGTTCCAGGCAGTCCATTCATTATCCTTTTTTGACCTAGGAATAAACTGGATAGGCTGGTTTAGAGTACCCATTTTATTGTACTCTACTTTGGCACCAGCCTTCATTTGCATCGCATTATATATCTGCATGTCTTATCTTAAATTTCTAAACGGTAATTTTGGTAGTCTCATTCCTGAAACTGAACCAGATGCCCCTCCAATATGACGGAACGGACTTCTATTCAATTTACTGAAATTATTATTATTATCCAATTTTTTGCCACCAGATTCCTCATATCTTTTCTTATAACCCCTATTAGCTTGTTGAACCTTGGCAAAAGCTACTAATGCAGCAAAGCTAACCAGTCTATCGACGTTTACACCATCTCTATATGCCATCATCTCCTTGAGTAGCATAGGATCTGGTATTCTTTCTATTCCATATACTGTTTTATATACCTTTCCACTTTCGTCTACATCAGTATATAATTCCTCTTTTACAAATTCAATGGCATAACTAAGCATATGACTCTTGAACAATGTCCCTGTATTTCTCCAGCCATACTCCTGGAAAACGTTAGCATTTGCACCAATATCTTTGAGGAATAGTATCTGTGACCTAGGTACGAGGAATCTCTGCTTCTTTCTATAGATCATATGGTTAATAAACTGGCTAATGTTATTTTCTACAATAGTCCAGGCATTATACCATTCAATTATAAGTTCTAATCTTTCATGAGTTTTATTAATATCATCAAATCTACCACACCAAGCAGCTACTAATTTATCTTGTTCTATGTATGTTTCAACAACATCTCCTTTATTTTTAGTTACCTCAACAGCTGTCTTGTAAACATAGATGGAACATAGTGATTCTGAGGTAGTTGTCTTACCTTCCCCTACTGGATCGACAGAAGCATAATACATTCCAAATTCAGGTTCCTTTACTGGTCTTTCCCATACTACAATAACACCTGTTTTATCCTCAGTATCTTTAGTAATTGGAAATTCCCGAATTGGTAACTTATTGCTTTCAGTAGATTGTATAGCACCTCTCTCATCTCTGTATAAGTCAAGATGTTCGTAGGCATACATTTTATCTTCAATTCGTCTAGTTTGTGCGGTAACAAGATGGGCAGGAAATACAGATACAGTCCTAAAATCAAATGCTTCTTTGATATTTCTAGGGTGCTGAGATATACGTAACTGATAGTCTTGAGGATCTAGTTCTCTTTTCCAGGTAGCAAACTGCTCATCTAATGCTTTTAGTGCATCAGCAACCTGTGAATTACCATATCTATCAATATAAGGTGGCATTGACCATTGCTCAGGTATGAATAATCCTGACCTTCCTATGGTGTTTAGTTCATCTATAAGATCTGTTTCTACACTATAGATGTCATTTGCATCTGGTCTAGTAATCATCTTCTTCAATGGTTCGCATTGACTAAGGTCACCGACAGAACCAGCAGCTATAAACATACCTGTGGTAGTCATACCAGATTTCATAGCAGGTCTAATGAATTCGAAGGTAGTATCCATCTTAGGTGCAATACCTGCTTCCTCGTGAAAAAAGAATTTACATGGACCACCGACACCATTTGTAGGATCCTTTTCAAAAGACATACCCTGTATAACTCCTTTTAATCCTACCTCAGATTTCCTTTTCTGTGTCCCCACATATGTATCAATCTCAATCTTCTGTTGCCAAAAGAGTGTCTTATGGGGATTCATAGGTCTATACCAAGCAGTATGCTTATTCAGAAATGCCTCGTATTCATTAAGAAACTTCCAGGTACCCTTCTCATTGATATAATCTTTAAGACTGGCCCCCATCTTTAGGGTAACCCCTTCCTCAAACCATACCTGATTTATAAACTTACCAGCATGAAAATAGGAACTAGCTATCTGACGTTTCTTTAATATGGCTGCATGCTTATGACTTAATTCAGCAAGCATTTCATATAATGCCATATGATATTGTGCATCACGTATATCAGCAAAACCAAACTTCTGTATCTCCTTGTTAAAGATAGGCAAGAAGTTTAGCCACATATAGTAGTCACGAGATAGATACCATTTCTTATCTCCATTTATAAAGAATACTCCTTTCCTACACTTCTGTTTTTCAGTATCCCAGAATGCACGGAAGTCCTTAGTTCCCTCAGGATGTACACAGTAGAACCCTTGTGTATTAAAAAGCTTAGCTAATTCATTAAACTTTAGACTAGTCTCATCAAATTCATATTCTCCAGGAACCTTGAACATGGTAAGTAGATAGTCTCTAAACTCCATTTGAGAGTTAAAGGTTATATCCGTCCATACTCCGTTCTCATATACAGGAATATTTGTGTAGAATTCTTGCTGCATATTACATGTTTTGGTCGTATGCTAGGCCTGTACCACCCCTTACGTGACTCTTCTGTTCATCTTGCATATCCCGTAATGCACCCTTATATGACTGTCTAATGGCATCAAAGTCCTTAGCCATAGCTCTAATCTGGTTAATATTACCATCCCTACCATCTGTAATAGATGTGTTATTCATATAGGTGGCAATATTATCCAGTGCTCT